GGTTAGTCGAACCTGCCTATGCGGACATTGCCGTGGCCATCTCGCAGACCAACAATTCCGTAGTTGTAGACGTAGCATGTTACGTCGGTGCCGTTTGCGGCCAGCGAAACCAACGGCGCGAGGTCGCGATCTCCCTCGCTAGAGTAAACGCCATCGGCGCTAATTGATCCGCCAAAGGCATAGCGGAATCCGCCCATGCCGTAGGCATCGTCCATCGCGTCGGCAATGCTCGCTATGTCGAGATCTTCTTCGGTTACTGCATGCACGAAAAAGTCTGGAATCAATCCGACCATCTCAACAAGATCAGTGCGCGGAATATCATTGTATTCTTCGGCCAACGTTGGATTGTACGCCCAGTCCAGCAGGAGCTGCGCAGGTCGTAAGTGCAGTCTGTCTATTGTCATGCTCATATTTTTTTCCTTTTTGCTTTGGGGTTTGGGGGCCGAAGCCCCCATGTTGTTTCTATTGGTCGGAGTGAATTTGGCCGTGGCCGTCTAGCAGGTCGGACACCAGATACACCGATTGGACATTGAACCCGCCAATGTTCCAGACTGATATATCCTCGACGCTGCCGCTGCCTGTATAGTTCGGGCCGTTTTTCCAGTTGTACACTGTCGCGACTACGCCATCCCGCTCAAACGACCATTCAAGATCCGTCTTGAACCCGTCAGATTGGGCGTTTGGCTGTCCCAGTAATTCGATCACTCGCGCATATGGCAAGCTGAATTGTCCGCGATAGCTTGTTCCGCATGTTTCGATATCGTTCATATCTTTTCCTTTTGCTTTGGAGGGTTGATTTTAACCTAGATTGAATGATACGGCCAGCACTGTCTTGGCCGTCTGGTTGCGTTCGGTAATTTTCCAAGGCACCAGCAAACCGCGCTCAGTCTGACCTGAAAGCGGGCTAACGAATGGCATGTATACCTTGCCGCTGGTTTTCTTGTAGTTCGCGAACGCATCCAATGCCTTGCGCTTACCTTCTTTTTTGCGCTCTGCCAGTTCGGCGTTGATTGCCGCCAGTCGCTGGCCCTCCTTGCTGCGCTTAATCGCCGCCTCGCTGATCTTGCGCTGTGCCTCGAGTTCCTGAGCGGATATTGCTTTCACATCTATCATCATTTTTTCCTTGTTGGGCAATGACCCTGTGCCATTGCATGTTATGCAATGTACACTATAAAACACACAAAGTAAACAAACAATTGCACATTAATTAACACGCAATCGGCCGACCTCTTACCTGTTAAACCATTGCCAGCGAGACCTTGTGGCGAGCGACCACAAACTAACGGCCCGAATCTGGCGCGGGCGCGTGCTAGGTACCCTAGCGCGCAGACCCAAAAAAAGACCGCGACTTGTCGCACCCTCACCCCCCCTGTATGTGTAGACATAATAGTTGTCTGTATATATAACGTTCACCACGCACAACTCAGGAAAAATACCAATTGGCTAACCTGTCGCACCTGTCTGAGTCGCAGATGAAGGAGATCCTTCAGTTGCAGGAGCGTTTAGATCTTTTGAATGCGCGTGAGTCGTGCCGTGATTCGTTTATGGAGTACATACGTCACATCTGGCCTGGCTTTATTGAGGGTGAGCACCATCGATTGATCGCGGACAAGCTGACTCGTGTGGCAAAGGGGGAGTTGAAGCGGTTGATTGTGAACATGCCGCCCCGTCATACGAAGAGTGAGTTCGCGTCTATTTACTTTCCTAGCTGGATGATGGGACTCAAGCCTGATTTGAAGATTATGCAGACCACTCACACGGCTGATTTGTCTATAAATTTTGGTCGTAAGGTCAGGAACCTTATGGATACGGATGAATATAAGGGTATTTTTCCTGAAGCTTCCTTGGCGGCAGACTCAAAAAGTGCTGGTAAGTGGCAGACCGGGGGAGGGGGTGAATATTTTGCAGCGGGTGTGGGTGGTGCCATAGCGGGTAGGGGTGCGGATTTGTTGATTATTGATGATCCGCACTCTGAGCAGGACGCGATGAGCCTGCCGTTGTTGGATTCTTGTTACGAGTGGTACACATCTGGGCCTAGGCAGCGTTTACAGCCTGGTGGGACGATTGTAATTGTGATGACTAGGTGGTCTACGGCTGATTTGACGGGGAGATTGTTGAATCGGCAGACGGAAAATAACGCGGATCAGTGGGAAGTTGTGGAATTGCCTGCAATTTTTGAGGATTCGGGCAATGTTTTGTGGCCTGAGTTCTGGAAGCGGGAGGAATTGGATGCTGTTAAGGCGTCGATTCCTGTTGCGAAGTGGAATGCGCAGTATCAGCAGAACCCTACTTCGGAAGAGGGTGCGATTATCAAGCGTGAGTGGTGGAATTTGTGGGAGAAGGACGATCCACCGCCATG